CTCCACTGTGGCACTTAGTGCCGATATATTAGGGGTTATTTTCGGGCCAGTATTAGAAAGGGTAGCTCTAAACTCTACAAACCTACCTACTATCTCTCCAGAAGCATCCACAAAAGATGCACTAGCTAAGTTACTCACTGTATCTGCGGCTCTAGCTTCTACTATAACAGCATAGTCAGAAAACTCTGCATCCTCATCAGTCCAAGTATCAAAGTTGTTAGGCCAAGTATCCCAGTTATTAGGTATATCGTCCCAGTTAACTTCTCCATTAACAGCATCTTGATGTTTACGAGATACTGTAATAGCATAAGATAGTCTAACTGTACGAGATGTACCTACATCAAAGTAACTACTTCCTCCGTGATCGAAATCATAGACCCCAGTGGAATTTGCATTAGCAAAGCTAGTCATAAATAATTTACCACCAGAGACAGTAAGGTTAGTCTTAGACCCACTAAAACTTGTGCTTTCTGTATCTGTATCAGATGCACCTAATTCTGGTAACTCACTACCTGCAATAACAACAGAAGTTGCTGTAGTACTTTCGTTACCTGTTTTATCTACAGCCGACACAAAGAACTTACCAGCGAGTGCAGGGAAAGAAACAGACGTAGCTGGTCTAGCAATCTTCTCTACCTTTACTAAAGTAGAAGCATCTCCAAAGTTAGCTGAAGAATTTGATGAGTAGTAAAGTTTATAGTGTGATAAATCTAAAGCAGTAACTGGCAACCAGTTAAAGAAGACAGTACCCCCCGATAGTAAATGGGTTAGGTTAGTAGGTGCAGAAGGTGGCGTAGTATCGTGTGTTACATTAAAGGAAGTTGTAATTGTAGTGCCTTTGTAACCAAGGGCATTAACAGGTGTAACTGATATGGTATAATTTATAGGTGGATCATTTACTTGAGGTGCATCTATACCTACTACTTCAAATCTACCTGCTGTATCACCTTCGTTAACAAGTATAGCTTGACCCACAGACTTAAATTCTGTGTCAGAAGTCTTCTTATACTTAACAATAACCGATTCTACACGTTCTATAGCACCTGATGTTACCTCTACAACAAGTACGTTAACAACACTTTCATTAACTTCTCTGTACTCTTTACTTATACTAACACCAATGTCAGGGACTTCATAGTAAGGCAGTAGTGTAGTGTTGTTACTAACAATATCTTGTTCGTCTGATGGACCAAAACCAAAAGCAGAAGAACTACTTTCTCTTAAAGTCATTGTAACTCTTAAGTCACCTGCTTCTACATTAGGAGATAGTTTCCAATCAGTAACTTCAAAAGTCTTTTCATTACCTGTAGTCCAACCGTATCTGTCGTTTCTAAACTTAACGAAGTCACCAACCTCAATGTCTAAAGCATTAAGACCAAACTCTGCACTAAGAGTAAGTTGTTCCCTGTTTCTATATAACATTTGCTTTGCAAGTCTTTGCGCCGCTATATAATTAGTGGTGTAAGGTAATGCTAGATCTAGTACAGATTCTATATTATTATCTTCCTCTAGAAAAACACTAGAGTTAATTTGAGGATAATCAGCACTGTTATAACTATTATCTTTATCTACAAATGTTCCTCTTACTGCATTAAAGTTGTTTGCCATAGTCATCTTAGTGTCAAGGTTTATACCACTCCTAAGATCGTCTAAGGTAAGTGTTTTAGTAGGAGTAACAAAAGCCCCAACAAAAAGTCTCCAAGCTCCAGCACCCCAGAATAAAGTACCTCCACATGAAGTCATCATTTCTTGTAGTATATTACTAGAGTTTTGACTTGCTTGTACTACACCGTTGATTGTATACTGTTTTGAACTATCTGATAGTATTGTAGTGTCACCACTTATAGACGCGGCTTCCTCAAAAGTAGCATAGTTAATGTTAGTATCTTCTAGTCCGTAATCAGAAGTTATAAAGTCTCTTATTATCCAAGCGGCATTGTCAGTCCATGTAGGTGTTTGAGCCACACCATTTATAGTAGTAGCTACTTTTTTACCTTTTACTATGGCAGTTACCATAGGTACTCCGTTTGAGAAAACATCTTTGTCATACTCAAACCTACAGTAAATGTAAGCTATACCCTTACCTACAAAATTAGAAGTTACAACACCTGACTCACTGTGTAAAGTTGTAGCTAAAGATTGTGTAGAGTTAGCAAAAGCATCAGTAGCACTTGTTTGACTTCCATCATGTATATACAGTTTAATTCTGTCGCCCCAAATAGTAGTTGTAACGTCTTCATTAACCATCTGTACTACACCTTCGTTAAGGTATATATCTTCTATGCTATCTATCTCATGTCCAGCTATAGATATTATCTGGTGTAGAATCTTATTTTTATTTCCAGTAACTTCTTGGAAAGTAATCGTGCCACCTTTTCTAGTTTTACCATAAACAAACTGCATGGGAGCTAGTGCGTTCTTACTATTAACTTGCAGACCGTTAGAGTTGTTAGGGTTCTGGTCAGGCTTAGGCATTAGAGAACTTACTAATGCTGTTGTGACCATACTTATAGCTACGTAAGTTAAAGCATAGGCCGCGTAGTAAACAGCACCTGTAGTTGCACCACCAGCTATAAATGTAGCTATTGTACCTATAATAGTAGTAGGTTCTCTGGGTGCTATCTCAAATGAATTGTTGTGCCTTAATACGTTAAAAGGAGTGTTGTGTTTATTTATTGACATACCCAAGCACTTTCTACATCTTCAATGTTTAATCTTGTTAAGCCTTCCATGTTAAGGAAGACAGCCCTAGAGCCGATGGAAATACCTAGAGCGACACCAGTTATCCAGCGACAACCTGCTCTAGTTGTAACTAGACTACCAAATACAGGTCTTTCAACTTTAGTTAGTTTAGTAGCTAACCCTTCATCTAGAGAGTTAAAGCCAAAATCATCTCTTACACTTCTTGGACCTTTAGGATGTACACCATTACTTTGCATGTACAAGCCTTCCCAATCATCAGCATAACCCACACCATACATAGCTCTAAATGCACCGTTAGTAAAAGTAAAACAGTCATGTACACCCCACTGAAAGGGTTTATCTATTAGGTTATCTAAGTAAGAGTTTAGCTCTACTTTCCCCATACTAATGTTTTGTCTTGAAGAGACTGTACGTAGGAAAAGAAGGTGTCTCCAGAATATCGGGATTGGTGGTTTTCATCTGTGTATCTCCATCCACTAGGTCGTTCTAGTTCTATTAATTTACTTTCTACTGTCAAAGCAATCGTACTTGACTCTGCTTCGTCAGATATTGACATTTTATCCATTTTACCAGAGAATATCTCTACAACAGATGAAGTACTCTGTTCACCTAAGTACATTCTCATTACTCTTCTTTGGTAAGGTTCTTGTAGAGCTAAAGAAACTATAGATACAGGTATACCTGACAGAGTTAACTCTACAGACTTAGCAGATAAGTCCCCTACTTCTTCTAGATCTCCAATAGTAAGTAAACTACCTGTACCTGTAAATACTTGATCGCTACCTTGCACATTGATAGTTTTATCACCAAGACCTGTCCACATACGTAGAGGACCAATAGTTATAGCATTACCTTCTACATCTGTGGTGTTTCTAGTATCGAACATAAGTTCTATAGCATAGAAAGGTTGTATTTTATCTGCCGTAAGTGCATTAAGAAGAGAAGACGATATTGCTCTACTCATCCTACTACCTCCATTGCTCCAAATGATATACCAAAGAAACTTGCGTCATTAACTGACCAAGAAGTCTCGTTAGCGGATAACCTAAAGACTCCAGCGGAATTAGTTAGGTCAGCAGATACACTTGATCTAGCTTTTCTTAACTTAGGCCATATCTCTAGAGTACCATCTCCAGATTGATCTTGTAGTACTTTATGTAAAGTAGAATCTGAGGCAGTACCTAGTTGTATATAGTCACCAGCTTTAAGTGTACCAGTCATAACTACAGATACAGAACTAGCACCTACAGCACCTGTTATAACAGCAGACGTTGCAGTACCTCTCACAGTCTTAGCTGATGGGTCGTTAAGTAGGAATGTACCTGACATACCCTTTAAGCTCATCAGGAAGCTAATCCAAGTCTCTGCATCATCTCTATTCATA